ATGCATGAACCAGTTGAAGAAAAAAGATTACCCAACCGACATTAATAAACAGGATGTTGATCGTGCGGTGTTGCTGACAAGGGTAGTAAACAAAAACTTTTGTGGAGCCACCTATGCTGGGGCACACGTTATTCAAGTCAATTTGAACTACTGGCAACACGACAATCGTCCGGGGATTGCAGAGGAGTATAAGGCATTCGCCAACAATCCGATTTACGGTGACAGGAAAGTGACCGATTTAGATGATCATCTTTGGGTGACTGTATCTCACGAAGTTTCTCATCACGTCCAGTACAGGATTATGAGGTCAAAGGGGATTTACCGCAAACCTCACGGCGAAGGCTTCCAGAGAATTTACCGCTGGCTCAGAGCGGATCTGGTGAACCCCATCATTGATGCTAAGATCGCAGAGCAGGAGAAACAGGATAAGCTCAAGAAGATTGTTAAGCTTAGGCAAATGGATCTGCCTTTGGTCGGTGAAGAATTTCAACTAGTAGCATAGAAAGGAGGTAAATGTGGACAAGGATAATCCTTACGATGATGAACCCATCGATATATATGGTTCAGGAGACGAAGATTAATCGTCAGTCACAAGGAGAGGTTCACGCCTCTCTTTTTTTTTACTCTTTATCGTAGGGCGCGGTGAATATCCATTCCTTTAAAAGTTTGTTCTCAATCATCACCGCCCTGAGTCCAGTTGAAAAGCGACTCACAAATTCTTCTTCTGTTGAGTCTTCTTTAAGAGTTAGCAGGTAGGCTAAGGCATGACTAATCTCATGCAGGACTGTATCCCGCATCGAACATAACCCCTGCTTCTCATTAATCATTAGCTTCTGGTGAGTCGTCTCACATCGCCCTAGCTCCTCATCGCTAAGGTCGTTAGTTATCTCGATCCTGAAAAGCTGACCAAGTATTATAACGTGCCTAATAGGAGGGAGCTTATCTTTCATAGCTCCCAGTAAACGTGAGTGTTTCTCCATTTCTTCCTGTCCATCTTCCCTCCCCTGTAAAGTCTAAGAAGTTTTTCACCAGCAGAAGACATGGTGCAGTTTTTAAATTCTGAATACTGTCGTGGTGTAATAGTATTCTCAGGTTGCGGGTGCATCTCCTCCTGCATTGCGGCGGTGAGCTTATCTACCGTTTTAAGAATATCGTCTAAAGTTTTTTTGGATCTAGCCATGTGTTTGTTTCTTCGTCTTTTCTTATTACGTAAATTATCCAATTTCCAGTCTTATCGTTGAGACTGCCTGCTAAAAAAGAATGGTCATGCTTTAACCTTCGAGCGTGGGTTCTGTTATACTCCTGAGCTATTTTACAACCGCATCCAGAAACATAACTCTCATCACCTGCAAGATTGTTTTGTCTCCAGTAATCAAAAGCGTGAGTGTGACCTGACAGCGTTGATGCACCTGCGGCTTGCGTCATGCTTTTAGCTGGATACATATTGGAAAAGTAACCGTGGCTGATGAGCTTTCTGCCCGAAGTGCTTCCTTTAGGAGCTATCTCAATCCACCCTTTTCTTATGTCATACTCTACCCAGTCAGTCTTCATTGCCTTAAACTCGTTTTCAAATTGGCGGACTAACTGTCTGGCATAATCCACTTCGAGTCCATCTCTCTCTGAACGTGCCAAGAGCCATAATCTGTGGTCGTGATTGCCTAATGTGAGCTTGTGAGGCTGGAAAGCTCGGAGGAATCCTATGGCGGACTTACAGTCTTCTCTCATGGAACTACTTCTATCCTCGGCGTTGGCCCCAGCTCGAATTGCTTTAGCATCTATAAAGTCACCAAGCATAAATCGCCAGCGAGGTTTATGATCCTTTATCCACTGGAGGATGTAGCTCTGATAGCTGTTCTTGCCCTTGCGATCAATAAGATCGCCATGAGTATCTGCCGAACAAACAAAGCTTTGCCAAGCCATCAGCAGTCCTCCTTACATAACTTATCTAGCGATTTTCCATGCCTCCTTAGTTCTTCGGAATGATCCCTTAATGTTTCAGCCTGTACTTTTTGAGTGTCTCTTAAATCTGTTACCGTTGTATCAATCCCTCTTTGCCTTTCCTTGATCGTGCCGACCATCTCATACAGCCTTGGACTTCCGTCAGGATTACCGTTAACCGCCCTGTTAGCCTCAGAGGCTTCTTTGTTTGCTTTTGCCGCCTCACCCTTAGCCTTCCATGATAGGTAGGCTCCTACGCCAGCTATGAGGCCAACAATAGCCTCCACAAGTGGGGGGTCACCGCCCATTAGACAACCTCCTGCCCCTTCCTAACAATTTCCTTCATCTGAGCAATGGTTAAATTGTTCTTGTATTCAAAGTGTGGAAAGTCAGGAAAAGACTTCCATGTCCCTCCATGAATAATTGGTAAGCCCTCCTTCTTCGCCTCCTTGTATATCTCAGTATATATTTTAGCGGTGAGAGTCGGGTTGGTTGCGTCCAGATAACTCCCCTTTTCTGAAAAGCATCCATAGTCGGCGGCTATCTGAAAACAATGCCGTGAAACTCTAACTGTTGTAACAACAGGGCCGGGGTTGCCATAACGACCTTTGTTATAAAGTTTCTTTTGTTCCTCCATCGAGCGGTGGCCGCTTATCATTTTGACTGTAACGCCATACTTCCGCCCCACAATGATCGCAATCTCAGTTAAGGCAATGAAGGTATTCATCACCTTCGGATGTAAGGTGTCTAGGTTTTTCCTTGTCCTGCTATCAAAGTTGATCCTCCTCCTTGGTTTAGGAGTAGCCTTTTTATTTGGCTTCTTGGCCCTAGACCTTGATCTAAGACGAAGTTTAGCAACCAGTTTCTTGAGGAAACGGAACACGAGGGGGAATGGGGTAATGAATTTACTTGAATGGGTTGATCCAAACTCCTGTACCAATCTTGTGATCTAGGATTCCGACCTCAACTCCAAAGACATTCCTACCACCTGTAACAACACCTGCGCTATCGACAGGAAGTTTATTAAAGGTGCAGGATGAAGCGAATACCATTACTGCTAATGCTAATATTAATTTCATTTTTGTTTTTTCTTTGCGGCGGCCACCTTTTCTGATGGCGTTGTGTTGTCCCGTGCCATAATTAGTCCTATTGCGGCTATAACCAGCTCCCATCGCCCCTGTAAACTCTCCACCTCCAGCGGGGTTGTTGTGTCTAGAGTTGTGCTTAACAGTCCTCCTGAAGCTTCCAGTAGCATCGCTACACCGACAAGGCTGGTTTTCCATGAGGCAATAAACTCAAGAACCTTGGTTCTGGCCCAGTTAATTATCATGTTCATAAATTTGTTTTTCAATTTGGGAAAGATTTTGATCCTTCCTTTGGTTTTCTTGCGAGAACGTAAACCTCTTTTCATGCGTTATCAACCTTTCTAGATGCCCTCATTTATCGAGTCTCTTTTCCCATTGTGTTAATATTTTGTCAGAATTGTGGACAATATCAGCAGGAATTTTGGCAACCTCCTGCAAGGCTCCTAACCTTGCACGAGCGATAAGATTCTCTCTCTCATCAAGCGTTAAAGCCTCTACTCGCTCCCTCTCTCTCTCGATCATTGAATTTAAAACTTCAATTACGCACTCAAACCCTTTGTCTTCCGCTAACCCCAGAACGTGCGCTCTCTGGTAGTCAGCCCTTTCTGCATCCCCAGCGGTTACTGCCATTAGATAATTTCGTCAGTGGTTGTTTCATCGATAAGGTCTACTGCCTCATCATCGAGTTCTTCTTCTTCATTGACGGGAAGTTCTGGTTCCGCCTCGTTTAATTCTTCCTGTGTGGGATCCTCTTCTGGTGGAGCCATTGCCATTGCCACCTCTTGAGCCAACGGAAGCTTCTCTTCAGCGTCCTCAACTCCTAGTATTCTAAGCTGATCCACAAATAACTGTCTGGCTCGCTCCATGGCGTAGACTGGAAGAGCTAAGTATCTTTCAACTGTCATCATTACTCTCATTAGCCTGCTCTCCTCCTCGTCCTGATGGAATTTTGTAAGAGTGAGCCTTACGTCCATGTCGAGTTGAGTGAAGTCGTCTCTGTCAATAATAGCCTCCACCTCGTTGTCTCCCTCAAAAAATTGTACCGTTTCAATAGGATCCATTGAGCTTATCATCATCTTGGTAAGGTTTTGAACGGCAGTTTCAACGCCTCTCTGCACCTCCCTGATGCTCATCTTGTTGAGAATAGATCCATGGCCTAGCACTTGCTTAACCCCTGTAGCGGTATTCATTTGAGGTAAAGCCCCCATGTCACCTTGAGCGGCTCCTGAAACTCCTGAATCCATCGTGATCATTTGGATAACTGTATCCATAAGCGCTCGCGTTTCGTTCTCCATTTGGGGAAGGGTCATCACCTGCACGGCCTCGGAGGCAACGGCATTGCCCTTCAGTTCCTTGTGAAGTCCCGGCCCCCATTCAAATGTCTTGCCAGTCTCCCCCTCCTGAAAGGCTTTGCGATCTATAATAACAATCGGATTAGCGGCGTAATCATTCCTTACTTTGATTTGATTAAAGCACTCGTCAATGAACTGCTGTTCTTGGTCGAAGCGCTGAAGGAATCCAGCTCCAGTCCAACTGTTCCTTTTCTTATCACAGGTAACAACATTAAAGGGGAGGTCGGCTTGAGGCGTTACGTTGCCCAGATAATCAGCCCATATAACCTCCTCAGTGTCCAAGGTAACCAGAGCAAACATCTTAACCACCTTGCCGGGCGTTACGTTTCCGTCCTCATCCGTTTCACCGGGGCGCTCATAATTAAAATAACATTCAGCAACATTTAAGAAATTAGCGTTCTCTCTTTTGCCCCAGAGCTTCCCAGAATTAACCCCTTCATTAAATGGATCCTCGTCCGCTACGCTTGGCACTTTATTTAAGCCTGCACTGTCAAGAATCTGTTCGTATTTGTCTGGATCAATCATTCCTAGACCAAATTCATTTTTAAGCTCACCGACTGTCCATGCCTGATGGTGGGCGACAAAATCACAATCTTCGAGCTTGGCGGAGTCGGGATCAGCAATAAAATCTTTATATGAAACGCAAGCCAGCTCAGGGCCATTGTATTTAACGGCGTAGTCAGAATTGGTTATCTCAGAAAACTGGGGCTTTTTAATGGGCCTTTGCTCAGGGTCATCTTCAAAAACATACCCTTCTTGTTTATCATCCCAGAAATTTTCCGAAGCGGAGGTAATTGGTCTGCCTGATTTGCCAACTATTGGCTCCCCTTTTTCATCAACAAGCACATCAATGACCGTATCAAACTCCTCAACCCTTCTAATGTACGAGGTTTTAAGAATCCCGTAACCCATTCCCCACGCGCTTAGACAGGCATCTTTGATGGCTGGCTCAACATTAGCCCTAGGATCATTAAATTTGTGTTCACAAAACTTCTGCAAGTCTCTCGACTTTTCTGCATCGGCCAGCCCTACAGCTTTAACTGCGAGCCACGGCCTAGACCCAAACATCTCATCAAATGTCTTGCTTACAATATATCTGACTTGGCCCCTTGTGACAGATAGACTGAAGTTGCTACGGTCAAATACCTGTTCATTTACAGCTCCTCTAATGTCTATATCTGTGGCCTTGCCTGCTACTCGATGCCTAAAATCCCCATCAAGCTCGGAGGAATATTTATTCATCCTCTCAACAGTAGGACGCAACTTATTCTTCAGGCTATTAAACTGTGTAGTACAATGCTCTGCCATCTTCTTGAGATACAGAGCCTTTTGCTGGTCATCGGAAAATGCTAAGGCTGAAGCTTTCATGGGGCTAAATGTCGCTCATTTTTACCATGACTCAAACACTTATTGCCTTCTCATATACTGTATATTTAGGTTTGTTCCGATCCCTGTGATGTAGTAGCTTAATTGCTAATGACAGAAGAAAATATAACTTTACCGGACATTCCCATCACTGACGGCAGGCTTGATATGCTGACTGGTCGGCTCAGTGGCCCTTTACATGATGAGATTTACGATTCAGTGGGGTCTAAGGATCTTGTTAAAATGGGGAAAAAGAAAAGGGAGTTATGCATTATTGCGGCTATGATCGGTGTGGGATTCAAGCTTTGCCTAAGAGCATCTGAGCTGGGAGCAACTTTTGATGTTTCCAGAGTATTAGGCGATGATAACTGGCTCCTTTATGCAACGCAGGGAGCGGAACCAGAAGAAGAAAATGACTAAGAAAAAAGGGCAGGCTAAGAAAAAAGCCAAAGGGAAACAAATCATCACTAGCAGTTCGCAAGGTAATTCTGCAAGCAAAACCCTAACTTATTATCAGAAGATCAAACAGGCCGTTGATTTAAATAATGAAGGGAAAAACGGCAAGGAGATTGCCGAGATAATGAAGTGTCATCCGTCTTCAGTCACTCGCTACCTCCAACACGCCACCAAACTCGCCGCTGAAGAGATAGCGGATCTAATGGATTATGAGGTGGCCTTTCAGATAAATACCACTGGCGACCTCATAAACACCCTTAAAAAGCACTTGGTTTATTACGACAACAATGATCAGGCCAGAGTGGACAGCGGAGCCGCAGGACAGCTTTTAAGCGCATTAAACCGCAGGGCTAAGATCTTTGGCCTCGATAAGCAGGCAGGGGATGAGGGATTACGCAACGGAGATGGAGATACTTATAATATCGTAATGGCCCGTTTTGAGGAAGCCGTAGAAAGAGGGTCAATGAAACGTGAGGATATACCTGTTTTAGACGCTTAATCTTTTAAGTTGCAATCAGAGCGTATAAGCCCAATAATAATTGGATCTTAAATATTAACTTAAATAGTAAAAACAAACGTATGGAAACTTCAAAAGAACTAACTGATAGTGAGCTATTTCATCGGCTCTCAGCCAAACTCCCACCAAGCGCCTACAAAGACCTCAAACTCGGAGGCCGAATTATGACCGTGATAGATGCCTATCATATTCTTCAGCGCCTAACCCAAGTCCTTGGTATGCAAGGCTGGGGATGGGGTATTCATGTTGATGAATATATTGAGAGGGATGGCTTCATAGCCGCAATGGGTTACCTTTGGTATATGCACAAGGGCCAAAAATGCATCGTACCAGCCGTGGGTGATGCCCGAATATTCAAGGGCAATTTCGCCGAAGGCCGAAAGAAGGCTCAGACTAACCTCATGTCGAAAGCTTCAAGTTTCATGGGGGTAGGGCTTTCCGTTTATCAGGGCAGGGGAATAGACGACCCCTACATTGATGAAAGTTATGGGAAAGAAGATAGGCCAGCACCTAAGCTTGCCAAGGGAGCGTGGAAAGAAGCTGAAACTCTTAAGGGTCGGCCCCTGATTGAGCTTGGGGTTAAAGAGAGAGAGGAGATGATTCAGTGGAAAGACAAGGTAGTGAGCCATTCTTTGAGCGATGAATCTTTCAAGCTTTGGCATTTCATAGTTCAGATGCAACACGAATTAACAAAAACTTCAAAGCGGTCAAATTCTAAGGCCGCTTAGATGGGGGTATGAGGTGGCCGGGTTTAGGCGCTCGGTCACCTCTTTCTAAAACCGAAGCCTAAAAAAGTAATGGAAGAAAAAATAAAAGTAAAAATAGACGTAACTAAACTCGATAAAGATAGATTCTTTAGGGGCAAGAAAGGCACATATTGTGATCTTGTTCTGATACCTACTCCAAGTAGTAACTATGGAAAATGGGGAGCCGTTCAACAATCAACTAAAGAAGAGCGCGATAATGGAGTGAAGTTGCCTTTCGTGGGTAATGCTGACTATGCCTTTGAAAACAAGGGGCAGACAGCGACCGTTGATGGAGGCGACTCTCGTCAGGGTTTTGAGGGTTCTCAAGCGTCTCAATCTGAAAGACCGATGGCACAAAATATCACACACTCAAATACGATGGTCGAAGATGGTGATGAGATTCCCTTTTAACCACTAAGGAAAATAGTCAGCAAGGAATACCAGCCGTAGGAGAGCTACGGAGGAGGTCTGTTAGGAAACACCCTGAGTTGAACACTTTGTTGACTACTTATAATAATTAATAACAATTTCTGAATAGACTAGAGTCGGAAGAGAACTCCGAACAGGTTTGCCTTGCTTTAACTTCATTGAACACTATTCAGATGATTTAAAAATGGAAGATAACTTACAGCAAATTGCAGAGGAAATAGTCCGCCATGATCCCGACCTCTACGGGACTCTCACTGAAATTATCTACGGAAACGATAACAAATTTAAACTTGAAAGAATATTACACTGGAGCAACCAATGGAAAATTTTGAACCAAAAACCCACGATGGGAAAGTCCCAGCAAAAGCATTCATAACCAATAATAAAATCCACGCCTTCTTGGATGAAGGTGAGTGGGTTGCATGGTACGGATCCAAAGACATTGCCAAGTTCATTGCCAAACACGAAAAAGACCCATGTGGATATGGGAAAAGCAAGATGGAGGCAATAAAGGATCTGTGCGAAATACACAAAATAAAAGGAAGGAATAATATCCAATGGTAGATGTAAATGAGTTTGAAATAATCGAGGAGGAGAATCCTCTCAAAGCCTGCGACCTTATGTGCTCGGTGGATGGGATCAACAGGCGCAAAGACTTTACCGCCACAATCAGGCTGTCCACCGAAAGGGAGTGCGCACGGGATTTGTATCACGACCTTGTCGATTTACAGGGAGCGCTGGCTAGGGTTATAATCGCCCCTGAGAGTGTTGACCCAAAAGCACCCATGGCATCCGATGAAAGTGCTAATAAGCACCCTGGAGGCTCTCTATCGAAGCGTCTGCGGTCGGTTATCTGGAGACGATGGGAAGCATCAGCGAAAAGAGAGCATATTCCCTTTGAGCATTATTATAAGAATCAGATGGAAGTGCTGATTGATCAGCAGAAGTCACTTATTTAGGCTCTAGCTCTGGGGCAGGGAACGGAAACTTAAACCCTTTCTTTGGGTCGTAAGGTATCATGTCCTTGTAAGTCGTTGAGTCTTTCTTCAACTTTAAAACATAGTCCATTGGATCTTGCGATCCCTCGGCAACATTTCCGTTTTCAGGGACAACCATCCAATGCTTTGTTAATTTGAGATTGATCGGTCTTCCATTATCTAAATCAGTCAGCCTGCCATACTGATCCCTGTACATATTCTCCACAACCTTTCTAAGGAAAGACGAAGGAGGGCTAATCTCTTTTCCATCATCGTCTTTGGTAGCGGGAAGTCCGTCTATTTCTTCCTCTTCCTGTAATCTTTCAGCCAAAGATCCCTCGGCACTTATGATATTTCGGATGGAATCGCGGTAAGCGCTACTTTGTGTGTAATCACTCCATGCCTCTAAGGTTTTGCGGTCTTTGTCGGTTAATGCATTCGGCTTGTTAAAGGCTTTACCCATAAGCCTGTCCATGGCCCTGTAATCATCCACACCGCTCATGGCTACCGCTTTCTCTATTGGATTTACGGCCTCAATTCTAAACAGCCAATTTACAATTCTTTCAGCAGGGGTAACAATTCTGACGGTGGCAGGGTCGGGGTATTTAATTTGAAGAACTCCATCGTCATTAGGCTTAATAAGGGTCGCCTCACTTAGATCAACCCCCATGCTGGCGAGCTGAAGTAGATCCGCTTTCACATCCTCTCTCTGGATCATGGCGTGATCAAAGGTTGTGGTTTTAACAAATTCATCGCCGGATTCCGTCTCATCGTCCAGCTTCAGAGTCTTTATACTGCCTGACGGCATTACCGTCCTTGATAATAGAGGTATGTTTCTCTTCCATTCATTAAGGAACTGGTCTTTACCAGTCTCATTAAATTCAAAAGGCTCACTCTTGTATTTCCTTCTTGCGATAGGATCAGTAAGTCGCTGGGCAAATTTCCAGTACGTTGACGGGAATATCATTCTGGAGGTTGCTATATCAAAAGTAAGCCCGGCGTACTCTTCAGCTTGAGTCTTGTTCTCATCATATTTGTTTTCTGTAAGCAATGCCATGACAGGGCCACGAGGCACAAACTCCATTGCCATATCCCTTGTCTCGGTTAGCACATCCCTGAAGCTCACTCCATCTTCACCCTTGATCATATCCTTAAGGGCATTGACCCAAAGATCCTGAGTAGCAAGCATATTCAAATAAGGTAAAGCCCTTCCTCTCAGCCAAAGCTCATGCCCTACTGCATCCTCGGCTCCGTATGCCTCAAAATATGCCCTTATCGAATTAGTAATCCTTTCGCCGAATACGTCAGGCATCTGGTCGAGGTTAATTTTGCCTCCTGTCATTACCCAGAACTTCTTAAGAAGTTTGTTACTGATGTCCACATTTTTACCTACTGTGCCTGACTCCAGTGATGATTCTTTATCGTCATCATCTCCCAGCAGTTGGTAAAGAAGCGTAGCCATGGCAAACATACTGAATCCTGAAGCGGCATTCCTCCAGTCAGCGCCCCCAAGAGCATCCTTCTTGCCCTTACTTTTTAAGAGCTGAGGAGTTAGCCCAAGAGGCGAGATGTTTATCAAAAGTTTTCCGTAGTTGTAAATAAAATTACTGAAGGTTAGGAATGTCGGCTTGAGTGACTGCATTAGGGGATGCTTACTGTCCAGCCACATAGGGATGTTGCTGTAGTCAAAAGCAAACAGCATGGAAGTTCCTCTGGCTTCCTCGTGGATTGGGCTATCATCCTTTACGTTCTTCATCCACTCTCTTATCCATTTCTTTTTAGGAGTGGTTATCTTCTGCCCTTTGGCTTTAGCTTCCCTGACAGCATCATTATAAGCCATCTGAGCGTGGGCCTTGTAGGAAGCATATTCTAGATTCTGCTTCACGGTTGGATCCATCTCATGGAACTGAGCGACTTTAAGCATGGCAGATCCGCCCTTAAGGTTTAACAAGTCCTTAACAACGGAGTCTTTCGGCTCAACTCTCTCTATGCCTGAGACTAGTGTGTTATTATCAAATCTCTCGCGGTTAATAATCTCCCCGTATTTATGGTTGCGATCCGTCAGAGCCTTAAGGGCTTTTCCAAATTGTCCTTCCTTTATAAGCTTAAATGCTCCCTTGTCATAATCCTCCTCAGAAAGTTTCCCTTTAAGGTAATCCTCGCCAGTGAGCAGGAAGTCAATCCCGCTCCAGTTACTAAACCTTCTGGTCACTAGCCCTTTTAGCGTCTGAAGCCCAGCCCGAAGCTCATACTCTGCCCTTCTCCTGTTCTCAGGGTTTGTGAATCCTGTACCAAGGTACATAGCCGCTTTGTTAATTCGGAAAAGCCCAGCAGAAAACGACTGCAAATTAGGGGCCAACCAGTTGAAAAGTATAGTGGCAAACCCTGTCAGGTATCCTGAGATGACCTGTGAGAAAACGGCCTGAACCACCCTTGCCAGACCGCTGAAATTGCTGTGCCTCGCGGCAAGGTTGTCAATAAGTGCCTCATAAGCTGGCTTATCTATTATGCGGTCTTTGCCTATGAAACGACTGGCATTCTTATCCCCAAATAAAAACTCCAGTATTTTCTTCTCCCTCTCATCATACTTGGCCTCAGTCTCATTAAAGAGAACCTTTTCCTGATAGGAGCTAAGATTAGGATTTTGAACCGCATCCTGCCAGAATTTGTTAAGGGATGTCCCTCTGGCTGACCTGTCACCCATAACCATGAGCATTCCTTTAAGGATGCCATTGAGAGTGCCTTTACTTATCTCAATGTGATTGTGAGGTAGCCCGTCTTCAGGCAGGGGTTTAGTAGATGCCTCAATGAGCTTGTAGGCATTTTCCCTGCTGGTCTTCTCAAGGTGAGCTTCCAGCGCTCTTACATCAAATCCTTCAAATATATTTAATGTCTGCCCCTTTTCTCTTGCGGCTCCCGTCTTAACATTTCTAGCACCGCTTGTCTTAAGGTTGAATGCCCCAAGCCTTTTCCTGTTAGGGTTCCTTTCAGCGGCTTCCTTTGCTTTTAAGAGGCCAGCCCCAAGTAATGTAGTAATAGCCACATCAGGAGTGTACCCCTCCACAAAGCCGGGATCGCCCAGTTCAGCGTCTCCAAATACCTGCTTCAAAGACTCTCGGTTGAAAATAGGGGTCTTAATCCCTCTGTAGTGGTGTCTGCTATTGGCTAAAAGAGGGTTGATAAATCTTACTAAAATTATTCCCAGATCAGGGTACTTATTTAAAAAGTCCGTGTAAATCTTCTGTTGATCCTCGGCGGTGAAGTGCTGAACAATAAGGTAACCCTCCATCTCAGGGACGTAGTTGCCCAGTTTTAATGTGTAGGTATTGCCCTCATGCTTCTCGGTAATGTAACTTCCTTTGGCTACCCCCCTTGCCTTGGCTTCACTTTCAGACATGAATCCCATCCGTGCATCAAATCCCCTGAAGTTAAACTTGTTTTCAGCAACGTCCGCACCTGGGTTGTATGACTCAACATTGAGCCTCGCCGCAGTGGTGTGAATCTCAGCGGAAAACTCTCTTAATCTTTTAGCTCTTGCCAAGACTCTCCAAGCAGGCACTCCTACTAGCTTCTTTATCTCTCTTGAAAGTTGATCACTGTAGTCTTTAACCGCGCTTTTAACTTTAGCGACCTGCAACTCCGCGTTTCTTAGAACGTCTCCAGTTTTACCACTACCCCCATGCAATCCAGACATGAAGTTTAGATAGTCATATTTACCTGAGAATATTTTTCTTCTTAATTGAAGGAAGTCTTCCGTCCTTTCTTTTCTCTTCTTAGACTTTTCCTCTTTCTTTGCCTTCTTAACCTTGCGTCTCGTATCAAGTAACTCGGCGGTTGCTCTTGCCTGTTGGGCCTTCTTTGCCTCGTAGTCCTCACTGAGGTTCTCAGGGTCAAGAGCGTATCTGGTATCACCAACTGCTGGTTCTATACCTTCAGCGATATTCTTCCAGTCTTTACCAAAGTCTTTCTCAAGCGCTTTGGAAGCCGCTTTAAAGTAAGAGGATTTAGGATTGTCTTTATACTTGTTATAAAGGTTTATGAAATTCTGTTGTCTCTTAGTCTTTTCTACAGGCTTTGGACGGCGCATGACCGCCTCCTCGTATTCTCTATCCTGTACCTTGGCGAGTAAATCTGGATGGCCTCCGTAGTTTTCAAGGCGCTCCCTCTCCCTGATAAGGTCTTCAACGATTTGTTTGGGTTGACCCTCCCTGATCATCTTCCCTATGTGTGTAGCCATCTTCTTTTTAAAGTTACTGGATACAGGATTAGGATCCTCAACTGGCTGTAATATCTCCTCTACCTTGTCACCAAGGGCTACCATCCTTGCCTTATTCTCCTCACTGGCAGGAATATAGCCATAGGCGCTCAGAATCGCCCCTGAAGGCGCTCTGGCTAGAGTCTTGGTAAATTCACCCTTTCCTTTAACTGAGGCGAGTTTCTTGCCTTCTACAGGATCAAGAGCAAACTGCGAATGCTTCCCTTCGACCCCTATATTTTTCATCTCAGGCGTAATCTGTAGATAGGGCTGATTGAGGAGTGAGAGGTCGCCTTCAACTGCGTTACTTAAAAGTCTCTCAAGTCCTTCGATATAATTAAGGGCATTCTCAAAATGGAATTGGGGATCAAGCTTCCCAAGGTGTTCGAGTAAAATATCGTAAGTTCTTACAGGGTCGGCCACTTCTTGCAGAGCGTCTAATACGGCCTGCTCATCAGGGTGAAGGTTGCTCTTATTTACTGAACCATCTTCAAGCTTGATGCCAGCTTGCAAATCCGCAGGCAAATACATATTCAACTCATAGTATTTCTCTGGATTCTGCTTGGAGCTGGAGGGGGTTTTTTTGTAATCAGGTCGGTTAAAGTAGGCATCATTTGCCTTTTCAAGGAGCGGTTTAATAACGCTTGTTCTTGTTTTTAAAGGAACTGATATGTCCGCAATGTACGCTGTGAGATGCTCATCCCATTTCTGAGCGTTAACATCCCACAAATCCCTAACTTCGTAGGCATCTTTTTCCTTTTTAATTATTTCGTCAGAATTGAAGTAATGCCCATGAGGATCATAGCGCTTTCTTAATTGAGCGTATGTGTAAGCGTATTGGTTAGGAACTTGAGCCTCTGTGATATGAACAGGGAACCAGCTGGAATATGCTCGGTTGAGGTCGGCAAAGATTTTCCTGATTGCTTTAACTCTAAAAACAGCCTTCTTTATATCCAAGACTCGATCCTCGTCAGGAAGTGCCAGCACTTGGTCTTGATCTTTTTTAACCTCTGCCGTGAGCTTTTTATATTCCTCAACCAATTCTAGAGCAGAAAGTAACCTCTGACCTTCAATGTAGGCAGGGGTTTTGGCAATAGGAGGAGCGCCCTCTATGATCGCTTTAATATCATCTGTATCTGTTTCCAAAAGATTTTCTAAGTGACCAAGTTGGTACTCCATGCTCCCTCGCATTGGCCCCTCTTCAAAGCCAATGTCCTTTGTTCCCACTACGCCGTTGAATGGTTTTGTGTATTTGTTGTAGAATTTGGGAGTCGCTATGTCATAAAGCATCTTGTGGAGTTGCCCACCAATAGAAAGGTTATCCCCCTTTACTGAATGTATGTACTTGGCTCTCACCCCTTTATGATCCGCATCCTTCTCTGCTACCTTTTCTCTTATCTCGTCAGCTACAGCTTTGCCAACAAGCTCATTCAATGTTTTGCCGTGAAGTTGTCCTGAGCCTGGCCTGTCCACCTCGCCCTCCAGCGGGAAGACTCCAATGTAATTGGGCTGTATTTCTGCGTCAGCGTCAAACCCTGTATGTTTTTCAATGACAGTAATAGCCACTACTGCTGTCGACCAGCCGCGTGGAGGGGCAGGGCTGGATGCCTTATCTCTTTTTTCGCGCATTCGGAAGTCCTGAATAACTGACAGTGTCTTAGCTATTTTGGCTCGGTTGGTACTACTTTTTACTTTCTTTAAATCAATTTCAATAGAGTTTCGATGCTTCGCTATTTTCCATAGCTGAGTTGCGGTGATTTTACTTTTGGCTGGAATAATGACTCCACCAGATTCGCTATTAGTAATATCTACGTCAAGTTTCTCTCCCAGAAGAATGTTCGCAAGAGCATCCTTCATTTCATTATCTAATTGAGCAGGGCCGCTCTCCCATTCAAATTGAATCTCGCTGACGTTTTTTCTTAAAGCTGAGTTATAAAGCTCTATCTGTTGCGCCCCTGTAGCCCATGAGATGCCAGCGTAATTGTTTTCTACAGCAAGTCTAAGGATGTGCTTCAGGGCTGGTTCGTGATAACTACGAACAAAAGGCATAAACTCAACTTCAGTGAGGTTAGTTCTGTCAATAGCCCTTTTTTCATCCGTCAAATCTTGGTAAGCCTCGTACAGCCGATCAATGTCATACAGCGGATTAGCTGAATCTTTATCTAGGGTTTGAGCAACCGGATAAATCGGAAGAGGATTAAAGTACTCTTCAGCTTGTTTCTGGGTTAGGTCGTTTGCTAGCGCGTATTCCTTTAGGATGGTGTCTATGTCGGTAATAGGGTCGGCTGTTTTCTCACCTGTGTAGTCCTCACTGTAGGACTTATTAAAAAGCTTTGTTGTGTCTTTTATTTGTTCTTTGATAGTACGGGAATACGAACTCGATGCGCCAGGAGTAGCGGTGGCCCCTCTAAGAAAAGCCGAAATAAAATCCGTAGTGGCCTTTTCTTTGGCACTAGGTTGATACCTGGAGTCGGGAGCATCCTCAATTTTAACCGAATGAGGAACCTCCACCAGTTTCCGTATCTGAGTTTTGGTGATTTTACTGCGAGGGGATATAATGACTTCACCGGATTTGGTATTAATAACCCTTGTATTAATCTCCTCACCCAGAAGATGCTCCGCAAGATCCTCCGCAATTTTTTCCTTTAGTCCCTTATCAGTTTCCTTAAACCTCGCTTGATAAGCATTTAATAGTCTTTCTATATTCTCATTAATGGATTCCAAAGAAGAGTCAAATGGCTGTATGCCAGGCGTTGTTTTCTTTGCATCGTTACCTAAAAGAAAATCCAGCCTTGATAATGGAGTTTCCATTATAACTTTCCAATCTGGAGTCCCTTTAGTATATTTTAGACCCTCATCGAAATTCAGCTCGGAAGAATATTGAGTTAGCTCGGCGATATACCTATCTTCTAGATGCCTTATTAACTTCTGATGCTGTTCAATGTGTTCGAGTTGCTCATCTGATAGAGTGTCTTCCAACCACTCCTTGTATTCATCTCGATATTCTCTGTCTGCCTTTCTTAATTTTTCTCCGATCTTGCTTAATTTAGAAGCGTTTTTCTTCTTTCTTTTTACATAAGCATTGTAGGCCGCTCCCCAGTCGCTTTGTATTTCCTCTATAAAGAGAACTGGCTCTCCATCTATATTTACCCTGTCACTAATCCTTATGTGGAAAATTATATTGCTGGCTATGTCTTCAAAATGGCTACCTGTATATTTGCGCCCCTGAGCGTGGCCTCTGTCTATAAACTGTTGTTCAGGAGCGTAAAACACCAGCTCCCTGTAGTTTGTTCCACCGGGTTGAGTTGTGTCATCGCCACCGTGAACAGGGCGATCAACCTCCTTCATCCTAATATGAAATTGATTCTTCTTAGCCTCAATGAGGAGCTGTTCTTTTGTAACCTTCCCTTTCTCATCCAGCATCTCAGGGACAGCATCGTTAAGTCCCATCCATAAAACTTCAGCTTTTTTAATGCTGTTGCCTTTCTTGGTTTGGCGAGGTCTAAGGAATGCCAATGCCTGATCTAATGTTGCCGTCTTTGGAAATTCCTCTTCTATCGCCTTAATAACTCCTGAGTAGTAAGGATCATCTACAGGATCAAGAGCGAAGCGTATATCTTCTTTATCTGGGTCAAACCTTTGAGATAGAGGAACAATATTCCCATCATTGTCGTAAGTAACGGCGCGAGCTGTCTTGATCTGCTCTGACTCGAATACCGCGTAAGTGGTGGTAGGCTTGTCACCTTTAACCACTCCTGTTTGGTGATCATCTCTAACATTCTCAATAATTATCCCATCGTTGCCGTCAGCCAAAGCCTTCGAGACTACGTTTCTAGTTCTGCCTATTCCTTGAGCGCTACGCCATTTAGCTCCCTTCCCATCTACCGTGTAAGGGTTTTCTATTTTAATATAGTAAGGATCTAATCTTGGTTCTGCATTCTGGTAATCAAACGCCCTTGTGTCGTCAGCGTATGTGGCGGCTGTTTTGTAGTCCTTAGCAAACCAGTGGACTCCTGTATCTGCCCACTCTCTAGGTCTGAATACAGGGTCGCTATCTAAAAATCTCCCATCGGGTGTACCGTGCCATCCCTTGTGCTTGTAACCTGCCTTGTCAGCGGCCATGTCCAGAAGCCTTGCAAGCTCCTGATAGTTTTGCTCAGGATTCTTAGCTAATTCCAAATACCTAGCGTCAGTCTCAGGATCGAGGGCATAAAGCTTAGTTTCCTTATAAGGCTTATCAAACTCCTCTTGTGGCATTAGCTGTGCGTCCTCGACATAAACTCTGTTGCCGATTTGTAAGGCGTTCTTTCCGCTTACTACTGGCAACCCGGAAGCTATATCTATAAATTCACTGCTTCTGGTAGGGTCATAGCCCACTTCATTCCAGTTTTCTATTCCCTCCGGTAGGCTATCTATGTTTTTATGAGTGCCAACAACAGTAGCTAAAGGGAATTTAGCCTTACCTTTGGCTACAATAAGAGCCTTTTCCCTGTCAGATTTAAATGTAGGT